ATTTACTGAAGTAAATTTTATTGGAATTCGTGTTATGTCACCTCGTGATGCTAGTAGTTTTATTCGTAGATATGCACAATTTGAAGAGTATGAAAAGGTATATACACAATGGAAGAAGAATAAGTCTTTCTCAATTGGAACTTCTGGATATCATAAGTATTTTGGACTCTCTTCAAATGCTTTATCAAATGATGATGAGTTTGAAGTACAAGATGATGCAACAAAGGTTCAAATTAAACGTGCTTTTGTTAAGAGTCTTAAAGGTAAAAAAATGAATAAAAAGGTTTTGGGTGAATTTATAGAACTTGTTGCCTAACTAAATACTTAAAAATTGATCATAGAGTTTCAAAAGATATGATTTCGAGTGGAATTCAATATTCTGGTAAGAAATCACAAGAAGAACTTGGTAGTGTACAGTATGGTTCTGTCACAAGACCTGATTCTTTAATGGATTCATATAAGTCCATCTATTCAGAAGATGCAAAATGGGGTTATGATTCTAAAGGTAGATCTAAGAATCCTAAAGATATAAAGAAGAGAGAAACTAAAGAAGAAGTTGAAGGTGGTGTAAGTGTAGTGGATTATAATTCAGACTATATACCAACTGAGATTGAAACTGAAGAATTTGATTTTATTGATAAACTCATTGAATCAGGTAAATTCTCTGAGGAGGAGATTGAGAAGATGAGAGAAGAATCTTATACAGTACATAGTGCTGACAAGAAAGCAAATACTCCTGCATGGCAAGGGTATAAAGCTGGCAAGAAGAATGTAAAGACTGGTAAACCTTTATATAAGAAAGGTGATGATGTAAAGGATGATGATTAAGGACAATTTATAAAGTGTCTACTAAGGGGTCACAACGACCCCTTTTTTTATTATAATTAAGTCATAGAGAAAAAACATTATGACTTTTGACCTTAAGATGACTGAACAACAAGCAGTTGATGGTTTGAAAAAACTATATGGTACAGAATTTACTACTGCTGATGTTCGTGCATTTTGTGCCATGAATGACATTGGTTATGGTACAGTGACTAAGAAGATTAAAAAATATAAAGTATCTAAAGGTAAATGGAATCTTGAAGTAACTACTGAAGCAGTTGAGAACATCGAAAAGTCTTTTAATGCCCCTGCTGTTCAACCTCAAGTTCAACAGAATTTAGTTCCAGATAAAGATGATACTTTTGTTAAGTTTGGATCATTTACAGATGTCAAAAAAATTATACAAAGTAAGCTTTTTTATCCTGCTTTTATTACTGGTCTTTCTGGGAATGGTAAAACATTCTCTGTAGAGCAAGCATGTGCTCAACTAAATAGGGAATTGATTCGTGTTAATATTACAATTGAAACAGATGAAGATGATCTTATTGGCGGTTTCCGTCTTGTTGATGGTGCCACAGTCTGGCATGACGGACCCGTTATTCAAGCTCTCAACAGAGGAGCTATCTTGCTCCTTGACGAAATTGACCTCGCCTCGAACAAAATCTTATGCCTCCAATCCATCCTTGAAGGTAACGGAGTTTTTCTTAAAAAAATCGGAAAATTCGTCAGACCAGCAAACGGATTCAACGTCATCGCAACAGCGAACACTAAAGGTAAAGGTTCAGACGACGGACGATTTATTGGAACTAACGTGCTTAATGAAGCCTTCCTTGAAAGATTCCCAGTAACATTTGAACAGGATTATCCTTCACCAGCAGTTGAGTCAAGAATTTTAGGTGGTATTGCTTCCAAGTTAGGTGTTACTGACACTGATTTCTGTAAGAGATTAGTAGATTGGGCTGATATTATTCGCAAGACTTTCTATGATGGTGGTATTGAAGAAATCATCAGTACTCGTAGATTGGTTCATATCTTACGTGCATATAGTATTTTCAATGATAAAGCTAAGTCAATTAAAGTTTGTGTAAGTAGATTTGATGATGAAACAAAGCAATCTTTCTTAGAATTGTATGATAAGGTAGATGCTGACTTCCAATTTGACAAAGCGGAGGATGAGGCGTATAATGACTAATGCATGGGCTCTTGCAAGCGAGGTTCTTGATGGAACATTAGACAAGACTTATCCTATCAAAGAAATGAAATTACGACCTACATCTATGGAACTATCTGATAAAACTTTAACTCTGTTGAAAAATTTTTCTACTATCAATCAATCCATTCTTTTTAAGAGGGGTAGTTCATTAAGAACTATATCTGTAATGAAAAATATTCTTGCTGAGGTTTCTATTGAAGAGGAAATACCAAGAGATTTTGGTATCTATGATTT